TATCTACGACTGGACGGGAGGGGGTGATTTGCTGGCCACCCATCACGTAGTCGTCTGTGTCTGGGGTCTGGAGTTGGCCGTTGAGGAACACGCGCTCCGAGTCTGGCAGTACTGGATAATCGACCAGGTAGCTGCTCATGCGGGCACCTCGGCAATGATGAAGAACTCCGGCGCGACACCCGCTTCGACCGTATGGATGGGGATGGCACCAGGGTCAGTGGAAATCGGCTGCTGAGATGCGGGCAAGTTTGGGCGAGCAATGATCTCGAAGGCGGAGAGGGTTCCGTCAGCTTCGAGCAAGAAGTCGGCCCGGATCGTCGCCGTCAATTCGGGCATCTCGATGGTGGCAACTTCGGTCCAGTGTTCATCGCCGACCCTACGGACAAAGACCGTATGCGATTGGGCATTGCTGTCCGGGTCTACCTCCAAGGAGATGCCGAGCTCGAGCGTGCGATTCGCCCCGCTGATGAACAGGCGCTTGATCGTCACGTCGATCACTTCTGTCGGCACCACGGTAGTGCCGGCATTCACATCCCCCGTCGAGTCGTCGCGAATCCTCGGCGGGACGTTATCGATGTCCGTAGCCTCCGGTACCCCGTCCGGAGTGACGCCCGCGGATAGATCGTAAACGTCCTCGTCATACTTCAGGCATTTCAGCTTTCTGGTCAGCGTGTCCGACTGGGTGACTTCGGCGATCATGTATTCCTGGATCGCCGAGGCAGTCTGATAGAGGACAAAGCTGTCGTATTTCGAGGGGATGAACGAGAAATCGACCGAGACGTCCAACTGGTCGCCCGCCTCATAGATCCCCGCCGACATATCGATGGTCCGCTCCTCGATAGTGTCGTCGTCCGCGTCCTGAACGATCACCTTGTAGGTCAAGCCCGAATAGAAGAAGCACTCACGGTCCAGCTTCACGTGGCCGAGTGCGCAAGTTTCGCTGATTCGACCAGAGATCCCGCGCTCCGCCTGAACGTCATGGGCGAAGTAGATTATGTCGCCGGCCTCCGCGGCCAAGCCCTCAACCCCCATCTCGAATTCAATGATCTCCCGCAAGAGTCGGTTGCACTTGATCGCAAAGGCGCCCTCGCGCATCACTTCCGTCCGGCGAGTGATCCCGAAGAACTCCTCGCTCCGCTCCAGGACCGTGGAGTCGTTCTCCCACAGGTCCTCGTCTTCGACGGTTGCCGTGTCTTTTTCCCAATTGAGTTCTTCATCCCGGAACTCGCAGTGGATCATGTTGAAGCGGTCGTTCAGGGAGAGCCATTGCTTCTTGAATGAGCCTTCGGTGATGTTCCCCATCCCAATGACCTGGATGGCGTCCCGGGCCTCATTGATCTTCATCCGGATCTTGCCGCCGACCTTGATGGGGATGCCGCGCCCGACCCGGCAAATCTTCAGGAACGATTCCCAGGCCGAGGCTTGCGTATCGAACCGGCCATCGAACCGGTGCCGGGCCTCCGTGCCGCCCCGCCCATCGTCCACCAACTCGTCGCAGTAGTCGGCCCACGCCTCAAAGGACGCGAGGTCCACGTGCTTGCTGGCCGTGATGAAGTTCCCGAGGCCGTAGGTCGTGTCGATCAACAGGTCAAGGGCGACCCAGGCTGGGTTCTGGCTGTAGCGGTTGAAGAAGGTCGGGAACTCCTGCATGACCCCATCCCAGATCCCGACCTTCCGCTGCTCACACTCGGAGAGGATAGTCACGTTCGGATCGCTGATTTGGCCGGACGCCTTCACCTTGAGCGCCAGGAGCGCCATCCCCGGATAGCTGTGGGAATCGTACGTGATCAGGTTGACCGAATCCCAATTCGTGATCCCGACGTGCGTGTTGCTGCCCTTGTAGTCTTCCGGGTTCTCCTTGAGGCGTTCGACTTCGATCTCCGCGGTGTTCTCTTCCGGGAGGTCAAACGAGATCGTAGTGGTGAATCCCTTCGGGTAGTAGCCCCGGTCGATTACCTTGGTTGTCCAGTTCGACCACGCGCCACCAGTTGGCCGGTACCGATACCGCAGGTCGATTGGGTAGGGGCGCCGATGGCCGTGCGCATGGATGTCGTACTGGCCTTGCGGGAGCTCGATGTTCAGTTCGATCTTCTTAGCCACGCCGGTGGTCGTGATGGTCGCCGCCTCATATTGCTTCAGCTCTACACCGACGTTCTGGTTGACGGTCAGGACTCCGAAGTCGGGGATCGTCGTTTGGGTCATCTTGCCCATCCGAACGGCGACGTAGGCTTCATCGAAGAGGCTCGCCTCATTGCCGTTGATGGTGAGCCCCTCGATGTCCCCAGCATCCGTCCAGTCTGTGTCCACCGTCAGGCCCGCAATGCTCTCGTAGGGGCCATGCCCGAGCGACAGGAGCGTCCACAACTGGGAGGCTCCACTGCCGTCCTCCGCTTTACGGCGGAACTGGCTAATAATTTGACCGCCAACGAGATGCTTGCCATACCCGACCGGGATGGGAGTGCCGGGGGTGATCGTGTTCCCGATCCCCGAGAACGAATAGGTCGATGAAGACGTGCCGCCGCCGTCCGGAGACTGGGGCCGGGCCATCAGCATGAAGGAGATGAATCCGAGCCCCGCGCTGATGATTGCCGAGATCAACATCGACGCCCCGATGCTGATCCCCTCCGCGGGCATGACGACAAACGAGAGCTGATCGCCCGGACTGGGGCGACCGCCCGGATCGACCCGGCGACCATTGCAGATGATGGAGAGGAGTGGGCTCGAACCGAACGCGGGCGGCGCGTAGTCCAGGAAGGTGCCCCCCATCCGCCAGGGCACTACGTCCGTGACCGCCTCGGAGATGCGGTAGACGTTATCGATCAGTGTTCGTCGGATCGGGTTTAACGACACGGAAGATCCCCTTGGTTCGGTTGCGCCAGGGCTTGAGGTTTACGAGCACGGCGCCGGAGTTCTCGAACGTGGTTATAGCAAGCCCGCCGCCGACTACGACCCCGAAGTGATTCGCGATGCCCAGGCGGCGCGTGTCGAAGGCGACGATATCGCCCGGCTCAGCCCGGCTTGGGTGGATTGGTTCAAGGTGTGATTCGGCTTGCCGGAGGTATGCCTCGAAGTCGGTCCCGTCCGGAACGTCACGCTCATAATCGAGCGCCACGTCCGGAAGCTCATGTCCATACTCGCGAGCCACGAGCAGCGAAAGGCCGAGGCAGTCCAGGCCGGTCTTGCGGTCCCGTCCATGGAGTCTGAATCGAGCCCCGAGGTATTTGGTGGCGATGTCATTCATCTGCGGATCCCCGGAAAGCCACCGAAGCGCGATTGGTTGCCGTGGGCCTCACAGCCGTTTGTGCCGTCAAGACGTTTCGAGCATTGGACGATGGCGCCCGCGTAGCCGCAAGCGTCTGACTTGTACGAGAATCGGCAATGGATTCGGTCGTAACGCTGACGGGGGAACTGCTGCTGGATGAAGTTGTAGTGCCCGAGGTTGAACGTCACCGCGGTTTGATCGCCCTGCGCGCCAGTTATCAGGTAGACCTCTTCGGCGACCGCGTCGGCATCGCCAAGCGCGTTCGAGTTCACCAGCCGAATGACCACCTCCTTGTCCACCAGGCCAGCGTAGGAGTCGATGGTCTTGAACGCTTCCGTCCCAATGACGTTCAGCGTGACCGTGATCTCTGAGAGGTTGCCCTCGGTGTCCTCTCGCCATTCAGTATGTTGGATCGGGATGGGGCGGTAGATGTAGCCGTCGAACTGGACGTTGGAGGGGTAGCTCGTGAAGAACCAGTGCATCACGTAGGGGTTGACGCGGATCTCGTAGAGGAAGATCCAGGGGTGGGCCTGATTCAGTTCGTTCTTCTCGGCAATGAGGGCGGCAGTGAGTGGTCGCATTAGTAGACGTATGCGGGCCAGCCCGCGGGGCCTCCATCAGGGCAGGCAGTAATGAGCAGGTCTATCTCGCCACCGCGGCTCGGGTCAGCTACGACGGCCTCGTCGATCCAGAATCGCATGGTCCAGAAATCGTTCCCGCCGATCCCGACGTATGGGTAGATTCCGCAGGCATCCGGGTCAGTATAGATCGGATGATCCGCCGTGTCTGGCGCGCCCAACAACGCGAAGTTGGCACCGGTTGCCCGCCAGAATCCAGGCTGTGAAGGTTCTGGCTCGCATCGAACCTTCTCCATAATGGTATCGATCTCATTCGACCAGTTGCAGGTTCCGCCCATCTCGCCCCCATCGTCCCCGCCACCAGCATCTACACCGGTGGAGAAATGAACGCCCTTCCAGGAGTAGTAATACTGGCCATAGGCGTCGATCTTATGGTAGAGGCGACAATCATAGACCCGGACATAGATTGCCCACTTGCCCGACCGGTATAGCGTCCGCGTACCGTCCGGAAAGCGATAGGGGCCTGGGTGTGCCTGAATGGCGGAAATCGACCACGGGGGCAGGTAGTAGATCACGCCCTTGGGGACTCCCCCGACGAGCGTTCCGGCGTCTGCATATCCAGCGGCCAGGTTGTCGGGGATGCTCAGGGTGACAATCTTCTCGTAGGTGCCGAGGTAGCCCTTGTCCGCATTCAGATTCCAGGAGTCGATGGGCTCGAACTTCATCCCATAGAGGGGGCCATTGAAATCTCCCGGATAGTACGCGTCGGTAGTGGCGCCCGGGACCTCCGGGAGTGGGCTCACGCATTGCGGGTAGGGCTTGCGGCAGACAGAGAGCAGAACCTTGTCCTTGGCGGTCGGGCTTGCGCCGGTGTTCAGGTAGGCGGCGATGATCCCCCCGCTCTGGCAGGTCGTGGAGATCGTCAACGGGCTCCCGATCCGGCTGGCGTAGAACTCGCGCTGGCTCGGGTAGTCGGAATGGGCCGGGAATCCGTAGGTGGCGATGCCGCCGTTCTCGATCTCCTCACGCACAATCACGATCTTCGAGCAGTCGTATTCGTCCACCCCGGCCACCGTCCGCCACGAGACTCCGCCCCGCCGAAAGTTGATCTTGTAGTAGCCGGGCGGAACGACCAACTTCAGGGCCTCCGCATCCGTCCAGGCGGAAGCTTCGTTGACGCCCGCCTCGAGGATGAACTGCTCATACTCCTCATAGTCGGCAACGTGACAGGCGGCGATCTCGCTGAGTGGTACCGGAACGGACATCGATGCGAAGTCGGGATCGTCGTAGATTTCCACCACTTGCGCCGAGCAGATGAAGACGCATGGAGCGGCACGCCGAGCATTGAGAGTGCTCTCGATAAATGCGCCCACGTTCCAATCTTGCGACTTGATATCGAACCACCGAAAAGGGCGAAAGCCGCCCAGACAACCATCGAAGAAGTCGCGTAGGGTCTGGTACTCAGCTTCGGTGAGCGAGTCCCAAACCAGCCGCCAAAGTTTCCGGGGCTGAAGTTGTCGCGGGTACCGTTGCTCATAGCCATACTCCGAGGTCCAGGACTGGCCAAGGAAACGCACTTGCTCCGGGATGGCGAAGGAGGGCTGGTGTGGGAGGTCGCCATAGCTGGCCGCGAACTCGCCGCCCATGACGCCCGCGTCCTGCATCGTGTAGGCCTGGAAGTAGGTGACTTGCGTGCTCGCATTGGCGGCATCCCCGAGGATCGAGAACCCGACGTATGCGCCCGTGACGGCACGGTTGACGGCATCGTCGATGTAGGAGCCTATGAGGGCGCCAGCCGTCAGATCGATCAAGTCGAAGCGAACGTGTGGGGCCGCGCCGGCCAGCCATTGGATGTTGCGGACCCGAAGCTCGTATGCGTTGGCGGCGTAATGTCCGAACGCACCACCCGGAAACTCGTAGAGCTCGGCCGCGCCTTGATAGAGCTTGGCGTTTGCGTCCGGCGAGAGTTCGACGTAGTAGCGACCGGCGAGGTCGTAGACCCCCGAGGAGTCGGGATGCCGAACAACGAACCGGATTCGCGAGCCAGGCTGCCATCCGTCAAGGTCCGTCCCGATCTGGATTCGGTAGCTGTTCCCGGTCGCGTCCACCTTCCACATCGCCGTTCCGGCGCCGGCCCACTGGACAATCGCATTATTGGTGTCGTTGATTAGGCCGGAGCCGACCTCTCCATTCTCGTCCCAGGACCCGTCCGGATAGAGGGTAGCTTGGTTCGGGCCGGTGAATGGGGCGGCGATGGTGTCCCACATCAGGTGGTGGCTCCTTGGACCGCTTGGCGCATGGAGCGCTTGCGGGACATGGCGTCGATGATCACGTTCTCGATGGTCCCACGTTCCTTCTGCATGGCCGCCGCGACCGACTGGCCGTCCATCGCCTGAATCGAGAAGACGATGTTGACCTCGTTGCGTTCAGAGCGTCCGAGCACGTCCGCAGTCCGGCCCGCCGGCGGGAGCGGAACGAACGCCTCCCGGATCGGACCGACCGGAACGAGCGCGGGGCCTTGGACGATCCCACCGCTGTCCATAACCGGAACTGGGTGCATGTTCGGTGTGCTGCCGCCGCCGCCGAACTTTGCGCCAAACCAGCCGCTCACTGCATTTACCAGCGTCTGCACAATCAGGAGCCTGATGATTACGAGATTGATTTCCTTGAGGATGGACAGCGCCATCTCTCGGAATGCGTCCTTGACGGTGGCCGTCCGTTCGACGATGGACTGAAGGCCGTTCGGGAGTCCGCCCTCGATGCTCTCCCGGACCCGCTTCCCGGCCTCTTTGCATCGTCGAAGTTCTTTACGGCCGCGCGCCCGCTCTCCTCCCACCCCGCGACCATGCCCTCGCGGAA